ATACATCTTCAAATACTTTACTTGAGGGTGGCGGAAGTTTGTATGGTGTTGGTAGTGGTAATGGAGTTGATTGTTCTAATCCTTTAAATGATAGTAGTTGTTCAGGTTACGCAGACGCTTTCTTGACGCAACAATGTAATATAAGTCAGCTTTATAGTGAATCATGTCCTAGTTATTGGGCTGCTTATGATGATCTACAATGTGATGAAGACCCACAATATGCACCCTTTTGTGCAGGTTATAGACAAGAAGATTCAGTAGCTTTCTTTGATGATAGCAATGTTAATTTTGGTTTTATAGATGAACAAGAACAATTTGCTACAGGTATATTTATAGATGATGGTCCGCATCATTATGAAGAAGAACCTTTTATAGCTATAGATGTTTTTGAAGAAGATTTGTTTCCGCCTTTTGAAGAATTTGGAAATAATGATTTTGAAGATTTTTTTAATGAACCTGAAGAATTTATTATTTTTGTTGAACCAGAACCTTTACCATTTATAAATAATTTTAATCTTAGACATGAGGACCCTATACATCAAGAAGATATATTATTAGAACAGTTTGTTTTACAAGAAACTTTATTTGTAGAAGATTTTACAGAACCTGAAAGTTTTTTAGTTATTAATACTATAGAAGAACTTGATGATTGGTTTGAAGAAGAAAATACAGAAATAAGAGAAAATATTAGAGAAGAAAGAATAGCAGAGCTTGATGAACCTGAAGAAGAATTTATAGAAGAAATATTTGAAGAAGAAGCCGTAGAAGAAGTATTTGAACAACTAGAACAAGAAAGACTAGCAGATGTTGAAGAAGAACAAAGAGAAGAAATAATAGAAGAATTAGAAATTATTGAAAGTGATGAGCCTACAGGTAAAAACAAAAATAGGGTTGTTGCACTCAATGTAATTAAAAACGCCTTAAACGCAGCCTCAAGCAGCGTAAACTATGGTTCTACTTCTAGTCAGTCAAGTTCTAATTCAGGTGTTATAACTAATGTTACTAATCAAACATCTAATTCTAGTTCTAGTGGTGGCATTAACACATCTAGTTCTCCTAGTATTTCAGATCAATATGCAAGTGCTACTGCACAAAATAATCAAGTTCTTTCTATGAGTTCAGATGTAGGAAAGGTAACTATTAACATAACTCCTATGAATACTGTTGATGGTGGTGCAGAAGTGGTAATGGCTGATGTGCAAGTTCAAGATATGCAAGGTCAGATTAATACAGCGGTAGGCGGTGTTATGACACAATCAGAAGCAGATCAAATAGCAGATAAAATTATTGCTCAAAATATAGAAGCTCAACAAGAAGAAATGCAAGAAGAACAACAAGCTACAGGTGAGTATAGCGATGAATCTAGTTTGGTTGCTTTGATAGGATATGTTCCACAGTTTAATTCATATACTCAATATAAAATACCTGACAGTTCTAGTTGGTACACTTCTCAAGATATATATGACTCTGTTAAACTGGATGATAATATAAATGCTTTTTATAATTATGCAAACACAAATATTAATAATTTACAAAGCATGATGCAAAATCAACCTGAGATATGGAGATAATATGGATTGGTTACAAAATAAAACAACACAAATTATTGCACTTGTTGGCATAGTAGGAACTCTTGCTGGTTTTGGTTACACTGGTGCTGAATATGTTAATAGACTAGAAAATCTTGAGGCAAAGATTGGTGGCATCAGTGAAGCAGAAGATAATGTGCAAGTAATTGAAGAACGCTTTGCTTCAATAGAAACATCTGTGCAATTTTTAGAAAAAGAGATAGATGGTATAGATGTTCCAGATGTTACTGAAATAAAAACAGATATAGCTACTATAAAAGCTGATTTAGAAAGTCTTGATAAACAAATAGAAGAAATTAAAGATGACAACAAAAACCCTCTTGCTGGTTAGTATATTTTTAATAGGTTGCTCAACACCATCTAAATTTATACCCATAGCAGAAAACTCTAGCTTGGAGTGGAACGATAAGTTTGACTCTGATAAATGGCGAGAAAAATATAAAAAATGTGAGGCATTTTTATATCACGATCACGATGCTTGGAATTGGTGTATGAATAATGAGTAAAGTTTTACTAGGTATAGTTTTAGTTTTACTTGCAGTTTCTTATTATTTGTATAGCCAAAACCAAATACTGCAAACTAATAATGCTGTTTTAGAAGGTGCAGTAGAAAACCAAGAAGAAGCCATCAAATCATTACAACAAGACTTTGAATTACAAACCCAACAACTTCAAGATTTAAGTATTAAAAGTCAAAAAGCACAAAAGGAATTAGATAGATATACACAGTTTATACAGAACTATGAATTAGCTTCTAAGATATTATCTGACCCAGTTGAAATGGAAAGGAAAATAAATAATGGAACAAAACACATTATGGAAGATATTGAGAAAATCAGCACCGCTGTTGATAGTCTTGATAATGGCTTGCAGTTGCAGCCTACTGCCAACTAAACAAATACAAGTTTCTGCAAAACCCATTGAAAGACAAATAGTTCAACCCATTATGCCTAGAGAAATATCTCTAAAGCAACCTGAGTGGATAGTAATTACTCCTGAAAATTGGGAAGAACAACTTGCTAAAATAGAAAAACAAGAAGGTGAATTAGTATTTTTAGCTATGACAATACCTGACTATGAAATTATGGCTTATAACATGCAAGAAATTAAAAGATATATTACAGAACTTAAAGATGTTGTTGTGTATTATAGAAAAGTTACTACAAAAAAAGAGGAATAGTATGAATATATCAAACGAAGGAATTTCTTTAATCAAAAAATTTGAAGGTTGTGAATTAGAAGCATATTATGATGCCGTTGATGTTTTAACGATTGCTTATGGCAGAACTAAAGGAGTTAAAGCTGGTGATACTTGCACTCAAGAACAAGCTGATGCTTGGCTTGAAGAAGAACTACATGAGTATAGTGGATATGTAAATGATGCAGTTAAAGTTGATTTAGAACAAAATCAATTTGATGCCTTAGTTGCTTGGACCTACAATTTAGGTCCTACAAACTTAAATAAAAGTTCGATGTTAGTTGAAATAAATAACAAAAATTGGGATGAAGTTCCGCATCAAATTAAACGCTGGAATAAAGCAGGTGGTAAAGTGTTAGAAGGTTTAGTAAGACGCAGAGAAGCTGAGGCTTTGTTATTTGAAGGTAAAGATTGGACAGAGGTATAGTATGCCTTTTGCTAAATTTAAATTTCAACCCGGAATAAATAAAGAAGGAACTAATTACTCTAATGAAGGTGGATGGTTCGATGCTGATAAAGTAAGATTTAGAAAAGGAAGACCTGAAAGAATAGGTGGTTGGCAGAAAAATTCTGCAAATTCTTTTATTGGAACAGCTAGAAAAATTCATGTTTATAAAGATGCAGATCAAATTCAATACAATTTAATTGGTACACATAAAAAACTTTATGTGCAACAAGGTAATGTTTTTTATGACATAACTCCAATACGATCTACAACAAGTGCAGGAGATGTAACTTTTTCAGCATCTAATGGAGATTCAACATTAACAGTTGCTGATACAGGACATGGTGCAGTACAAGGAGATTTTGTTACTTTTAGTGGTGCATCTAGTTTAGGTGGCAATATAATTGCTTCGGTGTTAAATCAAGAATATGAAATAGCAACAATAGTAAATGATAATTCTTATACTGTAGAGGCAAAAGATACTAGTGGTTCTACAGTAACTGCTAATTCTTCTGATACTGGTAATGGTGGTAGTTCTGTTGTTGGTGCGTATCAAATAAATATAGGATTAGATACTTATGTTTCTTCTACTGGATGGGGTGTAGGAACATGGGGTGCGAGCACATGGGGATCAGCTACAGCACTCTCAAATACAAATCAATTAAGGCTATGGTCATTAGATAATTTTGGTGATGATGGATTATGTTTAGCAAGAAATGGTGCTTTATTTTATTGGGATGAATCATCAGGTGTTACTACTAGAGCAGTAGCAGCAAGTTCCAGAGCAGGTGCAAGTGATACTCCAGTAGCAGCTTTACAAATTATGATGTCAGATGTAGATCGTCATGTTATAGCTTTTGGATGTAATCCCATAGGATCATCAACCATTGATCCATTATTAGTTCGTTTTTCAGATGCAGAAAATGCTGTAGATTGGACTCCTAGTGCAACAAATTCAGCAGGTGGTGTTCAGTTATCTACAGGCTCTACAATTATAGGAGCATTGCAAACTAGACAAGAAATACTTATTTGGACAGATGCAGGTATAGTTTCAATGCGTTTTGTTGGATCACCTTTTATATTTAGTTTTAATGAAGTAGCAACAGGCATGTCTTTAATATCTCCTAATGCTGTAGCAACAGGCGGTAATACAGTTTTCTTTATGGATAATGGTGCGTTTTATCAATACTCAGGTTCTGCACAAAGATTGCCTTGCACTGTATTAGATCATGTATTTAGTGATTTTAATTTAGATCAAGCATTTAAAGTATTTGCAGCACCAATACCACAACATAATGAAATCATATGGTTTTATCCTAGTGCTGATTCTGAAGAAGTAAACAGATATGTTATATATAATTATTTAGAAAAATCTTGGTCAATAGGAACAACTAATGATGGATTTACTAGAACAGCATGGAATCCTGCATACATATTAAATAATCCTATAGCTGCTGGTAAATTAGATACTACTGATATTAATTATTTATATAATCATGAAGTAGGACATAGTGCTGATGGATTATCGTTTACAGCTTTTATAGAATCAGCAGATTTTGATTTAGACCCTGATGGTGAAAAGTTTATGTTTGTATCTAAACTTATACCAGACCTCAAATATAGAGGATCAGATGATACAGGTAATACAGTTAACTTTGTAATAAAAGGTAGAAATTATCCTTTGCAAGATTTATCTACTTTACAAACAATAGAAGTAAAACCTACTTCAACATTTATTAATACTAGAACTAGAGCTAGACAAAGTGCTATAAGAATAGAAAATACAGCAGATAATTTTAGTTGGCGATTAGGTGATTTAAGATTAGAACTTAGACAGGATGGCAAAAGATAATGGCAGAAAAATCAAATATACCTTTACCATTAGCTAGTTTAGAATATGACGAAAATAATGAAGCAATAACTAGAAGAACTATTGAACAAGCATTACAAGATGTAAATGCTGAAATAGGAACTTTAAAAACAATGCAACAATCAGTTGTTAGCAAAGCTATACGCAGACATCAATTTTTATTAATGGGTGTTAAACATGGCTGATAGTTTAAAAGTATTAGGACAACTAGACCCAGCAGCAACAACAACAACTGTGCTTTACACAGTTCCTGATAAAACACAAACAACAATAAGTTCTATAGTTGCAGCTAATAGAACGGGAACTGCAATAACATTTAGATTAAGTGTTCATGTAGCAGGTGCAGGAGCAGATGATAAACAATTTTTATTTTATGATAAATCTGTAGCAGCTAATGATTCATTTGCTATTATTATAGGCATAACATTAAACCAAACAGATGTATTAAAAGTAAGAACAAGTGCAGTAGATATGAGTTTTAATGTATTTGGTTGTGAAACCTTAGAGGAAAGATAAATGAAAAACCTTAAAAATCAAGCAAATCAAGTAGCAAACGCTGGTCGTTTTGGCGATAGCATGTTAGTGCACATGAACCCTATGGAAGTGCAGGGTTTAGCTAACACTATGCCAATGACTGTTAATCCACAAACAGGACAGCCTGAAATGTTTTTACCCTTTTTAGCACCCTTGCTAGGCAGTGCAGCAGGTACTGCTTTGTTTTCAGGAATAATGAGTCCAGCAGTAGCAGGTGCTGTAGGTTCAGGATTAGCTACAGCTATAGCAGAAGGTGATCTTAAAAAAGGAATCATGGCAGGTATTACAGGATTTGGTATTGGTAATGTTTTAGGTCAAGTAGGTGCAGGAACTAAAGGTGCAGTTGATCAAGCTACAACAGAAGCTATAAAACAAGCAGCAACACAAGAAGGTTCAGCAGCAGCATTAAATCCATTGGTTACTCAAACACTAGCAGATGAAGCAGGTAAAGTAGCAGCAGAAAATGCAATGCAAGGTTTTAAAGATGCAACTATAGGTGAAAGAGTTGGAATGATAGGTGAAAATTTATTTAGTGGAGACACTTTATCTACATTAGCACAACCAGCATCTTATGTTCCTATAGCTGTAGGCGAAGGACAAAGAGGTGTTATGGAAGCACAAGAACAATTTGAAGAAGATATGCGTAAGTTTGAACAAGATGAAGAAGAAAGAAAAAGAAGACTATATGCTATGAATCCAGAACAAATACCTTTTAGTAGTCCTTATTATGGAGCAGAGGGTGGAGTTGTTGCAATGCAAGAGGGTGGTGAAATTTTTGATAATGAAATTTTTGGTAATCCAGATGTAGCTCCTGTTTTTCCAACAGCACCAACTATGGGTAATCCAGTAACATTACCCAATCAAATGCCTTATGCACCAGCAGGAGTAACTATGCCAATGCCTATAGCTAATCCAAATCCTATGCCAATGCTACCAACAGATACTAGTTTTGAATCAGCTATAAGCGGTGAACAAGATTTTGCATACACACCAGTACCACAATTTAGACCTTCTAGTGATATAGCTCCAAGAGGTAGAGAAGTTTTAAGAGAAAATATGAACACAGGTGAGTTTGAAAGAACAGGACAATTTAGACCGCCTTCATCTTATAGACCGGGCATTGATGCTGAGTTTAATTATTTTCCTTATAGTAACAGACCTGCATCATTTATTTCTCCTGTTAATTCTTTTCCTTTTAGAGGCGGTATAAACATAGGTATAGATTTAGGTGGTGGCGGAGAAAGTTTTTCTCAAATTATGAATGATATTAATCAACCAGATTTTAATGTTGATGATTACATAACTACCAGTCCTATAAATCCAATAGTTCCTAATCCTATAAATCCAATAGTTCCTAATATACCTGAGATACCTATGAGTCCAATAGACTTTGCACCTATAAATCCTATTAACTTTGATTCTGTTATGCCTACAAATCCTATAGATTTTAATATACCTAACATACCTATGATGCCAAGTATGCCTATGATGCCAGATGTTACTCCTTTTATTCCTAGTAATACAAATATAAATCCATTAGTAGAGTCTGATGTTATGGACTTTAATATACAAGGTGGTAGTGGTGCAGGATCGCCTGATCAAAGACTAGATTTAAGTTTAGCAACTGATGATTTTTTAAGAGATATGGAAATTGAAAACAGAATGCTTAAAGCTAAAGGAAGACAAATAGATGATGCAACTAGAGGCATGGCTATTCACGAAATGGATGAAGGTAAAACAATACCTGAAGATGCTAAAGGATTACAAGCATTAGCTAAAGAAAAACCTAGTGTTGTTAGGTCAATGGGTTATGAAGTAGATATGCAATCTGGTGGTGTAACTGTAATGCCTGAAGATTTAGACATGGTGCAAAAAGCAATACTTGGTCAAATACCTAATAACACAGAAGTAATAGCTATGTTTATAGATAAATATGGTAATGAAATATTTATGCAGATTAGAGAACAAGTTTTAAATCCAATGGGTTCTATGCAAACACAAGGCATGATAGAGGGTATGGGTGGTGGTATGGATGATCAAGTTATGGGAATGATTGGCACACAACAACCTGTAGCTGTATCACCCGGAGAGTATATTATTCCTGCTGATGTAGTATCAGGATTAGGTGATGGTTCATCTGATGCTGGATCAAAAGAATTAGATAAAATGTTAGATAGAGTTAGACAAGAAAGAACTAATACAACTAAACAACCTAAAGAATTAAATAAAGGAAAAGTATTACCAATATGACAAAAGAAAATGTTGCAGTTTTAAAAATTAAAGAAGATATAAATAAGGTTAATTACAAACCTGCAAAAGATTATATCGTAACTTTAGTGCCCGGAAATTATGTGCACACATTATGGAAAGATGTAGTTCCTTTTTTAGATAAAGCAGTTGAACGATCTAATGGTAGATGGAGTTTAGATGCACTTAAAGTAGCTTGTATTCAACAAAGACAAGAGTTATGGGTTATTTTTAAAGAAGAAGATAATACAATAATGGGCGTAGCAACAACTGAATTTGTTCATTATCCTAATAGCAAAAGATTAGCAATACAATATTTAGGTGGTGCTAATTTAGAAGATTGGGCTTGGAGTTTTTTAAAGAAAGCAGAAGCATGGGCTGTAGATAATAAATGTGATGGCATAGAATGCACTGCTAGATTTGGTTTTTGGAAATGGTTAGGTAAGTCTGGATGGGATAAGGCTTATACAGTATTTGAAAAGAGGTTTAATAATGAGTAAAGGCGGAGGCGGTGGTCCACAATCCACACAATCAACAGTAACACAAACAAATTTACCTGAGTATGCAGAGCCATACTTCACTAGATTATTGCAAAGAAGTGAAGCAGAGTCTTTGCAACCTTATAGAACTTATACAGGTCAAAGATTAGCTGAACTTAGTCCAGCAGCACAAAGAGTTTTAGGTAGGCAAACTGCAATAGGTTTATCTAGTGGACCAATAGAAGGCAGAGAAGCATCACAAATAGCTAGAGAAGTTGGAACAAGAACTCCTACAGATGCTGGTGTTTTTAATACAGGTATAGCAGAAATGTATATGAATCCATTTCAAAGACTTGTAACAGACATAGAAAAAAGAGAAGCACAAAGAGCATCAGATATTACAGGACAACAAATAGAATCAAGGGCAGCACAAGCAGGTGGTTTGGGTGGTTATAGAGAAGGTATATTACAAGCAGAAAGACAAAGAAATCTAGGACAGCAAATGTCTGACATAGAAGCTAGAGGTCAACGAGATGCTTTTGCTCAAGCTCAACAACAATTTGAAAGAGATAGAGCAGCAAGATTAAAAGCACAACAAGCTGATAATATAAGAAGATTACAGTCAGCAGAGTTGTTAGCAAAACAAGCACCAATGCAACAGCAATTAGCTTTTGATAGATTAAGAGCAGCACAAGAAGCACAAGAAATTGCAAGAAACTTTAGACAAGCTGGACTTGATATGGGTTATCAAGATTTCTTAAACCAAGTAGCTTTCCCAAGACAACAACTTGGTTTCCAAAGTCAGATATTGCAGGGACTACCTGTAACTCCGGGCACACAAGTTTCTCAATATCAACCAAGACCTAGCACAACTCAACAGTTGTTAGGACTTGGATTAGGTGGCTTAGGACTTTATCAAGCCTTAGGTGGTGGTGGTAGATAAATATTAACGGGTTAATAGATGAACATAATACAAGTAGAAGATAATTTAAAATCAGTTCCTGACAATAGATTACAACAAGAAATGTCTAATCCAAGTGGAATGTTTCCACAGTATTTGGTTATGTCAGAGATTAGTCGCAGAGCAAAAATGCGTACAGATTATGAAGGTCGCATGGCAGCAAATGAAAAAACACCACCACGACCATCCATGCGTGAAGAAATGCTTATGTCCATGCAATCAAATGTTCCCTCTGGTGGTATAGCAGATTTAGTAAATCCAACACAACAATCCTCCAATAATGCTATGCCACCTATTCCACAAGAACCTGTAAGGATGGCAGCAGGAACAACTGTGCCATTTGATCCGTATGGCATGTTTGGTTTTACATTTAGAGAAGATGATCCTGAAACAGAAGAAGATGAACGAGGATACTTTAGAGAAAAAAGTGAAGTTCAAAAAGCATTAGAAGAATATTATAAGTCAAGAGCAAAGTTAATGCCTGAAAAATTAGATAAACAAAGAAAACTAGCAGGTGGTCTTAACTTATTACAAGCAGGTATAGCTGTAGGAACTTCTGCTACACCAGAACAAATAGGTGCAAATCTTAATAACTTAATAGATGGCATTAGTAAATCTGAAATGCAATTAACAAAACAAGAAGATAAATTAGCCAAAGAACAAATAGATGGTCTTGTAGCTCAAGCTGGATTTGAAAAGGCAGAACGAGATGATTTAGCTAAAGCTACTGAGTTAAAACTAAAAGCAGAAAAAGAAAAAGCAACAGCAGAATACATGAGAAGTCTTGGAGATAAATCAAGCCCTATAGGTCAAGTAGCTGAAGAAATAAAAGCTGGTGTATTTGGTGATCCTAAATCATTAGGTATTTATAAAGTAATAGGTAATGATGAAAAGGGTAATCCAATATATGGAGATGAAATAGATGCTGTTGAATTAGTTAATTTAGCTAAAGAATTACAACCAACTGTGCAAAGAGGTATATCTTCAGATATAGCAGATATTTTAACTGAAGACAAAATAGATAGTATGGCTATAGTAGCTCTCGTTGCAGGTGGTATGAGTTATCAAGAGGCTCAAGCTAAAGTTGCAAAAGAAGCAAGAGATAAAAAACTTGAATTAATTCAACAATACAGAGCAAGTAAACAAATAAATCCACAAAGAAAACAAACAGGCGGTATTATTCAAAATTCTGTTAGAGATTTTAATGATGTATTAGAGAGCATAAGTGGCTAAATATGTTACAACAGATGATGGTTTAGTACATAAGTTACCTGATTATGTAACTGATGATAATTATCTTGTAGAAAAAGAAAAATTTTTAAATCAATACAATCAACCTGAGCCTGAAGCATCTCCATTAGAAACAGACTTTATAGATGATGAAGATATAGAACGCAGTTCATTGCTTGACATAGCAAGAAGTAGTTTTTCTAGGGAGTTTGTTCAAGCTCCAGCACAAAAAGAACTTTATGAAATAGCACCTGAGTATGCTAATGCTACAAAAGAACTACAAATTTTACTGCAACTGCCTGATCTTAATACAGAACAAAAAGATAGAGTTGAAGTTTTAAGAAAAAAAATAGAAGGTGAAGATAAAACTCCTGAAGAAATCTTACAAGATGTAGCAAGAGAAACTAGATTTTCTAAAAGAGACCCATCATTTAATTTTTTAAAAGATGAAGTGGAAAGAAGACAAGGTTTAAAAAAAACTGTTCAACGAAAAGTTGACACTATAAATAAAAGCCAAGAGTTTCAAGATCAAATAGTTTACTCAGATTCTTTTAATAAATTAGCACAAGCAGAAAATACAAGTGAAGCATTTAATACTTTTAAATCTGATCCTTTTAATTTAATAGGTCAAGTAACAGCAACAAGTTTAGCACCTATGTCTAAAAGTTTAGCTGCTGGTGTAACAACCACAGCATTTTTAGGTCCAATAGCAGGAGCAGTAGCAACAGGTATTACATCAGGCTCTATAGATGCAGCCCATTCTTTTACTGAATACATGGTAAAAAATGGAATGAACCCAAGTGATTCTGATTCAGTTGCTAGATACATGAGCGATAAAAAATTAGTATCAGAAGCTGAAAAGTATGCAAGAACTAGAGGTGCAATCATAGGTTCTTTTGATGGTTTATCTTTTGGGTTTGCTACTAAATTAATGGCACCTAAAGCTATATCTAATATTTTTGCTAGACAAGCAATGAACTCATTAGTTACTCAACCTGCAATACAAGGTACTTTAGGTGGTAGTGGTGAATACTTTGCACAACTTGCTACCTTAGAAGAAGGAGAAGAAATAAGAGTTGGCGATGTAGCTATGGAAATTATAGGGGAGTTTGGTTTTGCCCCTGCTGAAGCTGCATTTGGTCAAGTGGCTGCTGGTCGTCAATATTCGCAAGAAGCTCAAAATTTAAAAGCAGAAGAACAATTAAGAATAACAAAAGATTTTTATAATACTTTACAAAGAGGTCAAGTAGAAGGTGCACCTCAAAATGATCTTATCAAATTAATAAATTTAGTTGAATTAAAAACTACTAATAATATTAATGCAGGTCAAAATCCAATAGAAGCTAGAGCTAATGCTGTTAACGAGGTTAATGAAAGATCAGAGTTAGTTGAGGCTTTAAATATATATTCTAACTATACTAATAAAGGACAAAATCCTGAGCAGTTTCCATCAAAAATAGTTACTCCCGATGTAACAGTTCCTAATATATTCCTTACAAAACAATTAGCAGATGGCACTTTTACGATTGTTGATTATCAAGGTAATTCAATAAGCAATCCAAATACAAATGAAACATATAGTTATCCTTCATTAGAAGTGGCAGGAAAAGTAGTAGCATCTCTAAATTTGTTATCACAAACACAGTATGGTGTAGAAAAAACTAATGATTATATTGAGATGCAAAATCTTGATCCTGCTAATCCTTTTATATCTAACTTAGGTCAAGCATTTTCAAATCCATTTTATGATGGAATAAGCATACAAGAATTAGAAAGTATTGGAGTTGCACCTGATGTAATTAAAACTATTACAGATGCAACAGGTAATAAACTGCAAGTACCAATTAATGTATTAAAAGATAATTTATCAAAGAAACAGTTTGATAAAATTATGACTACAAGAAGTGAAAGCGGTATTCTTGGAGAAACACCTTCACCAAAAAGCATTACAGAAGCTACCTTTAAAAAATTATTTAAAGATAAAAATGTAGAGTTTGATGTAAATAGCGATGCTTTTAAACAGTTAGCTTTACAATATACTGCCGAAACAGATATTAATAAAATGAGTATTGCACAAAAAAGAGTGCTGTATTCTGTTATTAATAGACTTCCTAGCTCACCAGAGCTTATCTCGTTGCCTGATTTTTCAAACAGGTCATACTCCCTTAATGATTATAACAAAGCCTTACAAGCGATTACAGAAACAAGTAAGCCTACTCTAAAAACTATTAGAGAAGCTACTGGTTTAAATGGTGTTGCTGCAAAAAGACTAAGACAAGACTTTATCACTGCTGGTTATGTAGAAGAAAAGAATGGAAAGTTTAAATTTAAAGGTACAGGTAATAAAAAATTTACTGATGAGGGTGTATTAGTAGATGAAGAAACACTAGAGGTTAATCAAGATTTAGATAATTTAATAGAAAGTTTTAGAAAAAATTTACCACCTGAAGTTGGAATTAAATTTGAAAAATATATTAGAGATCAACAAGGTAATATTAATAGAGATGCAGAAGGTGCTTTTAATCCTGTATTTAATGAGATTATTGTAGCTATAGATAGAGCAGGTTTAGATTTTAAAAACAACCCTGAACAATCTTTAGATGATTTAGCAAGAGTATTAGGTCACGAATCATGGCACTCTCTTAGACAAGCTGATGTATTTACAGAAGCAGAGTACAACACTTTAGTTAATTATGTGCGTAATACAAAGCCAAAAAATAATGATAAAACATATTATGAGTTAGCTTTAGAAGAATATGGTGGCAGACCAGAATATGATAATGATGCTGATATTGTAGAAGAAGGTATTGCCAAAGTTTATGAAGATTACATAGACAATAAAAAAAATGTTACAGGCAGACCTGCCTCAATATTAAATAAAGTTAGTACATTTTTTGAAAGAACAGTAAATGCTTTAAATGAAAATGGATTTCAAACAGCTAATGATATTGTTGAAAGAAGTTTAAGTGGCAAACTTGCAAATAGAGAAACAGGTAAAGTTAGAACAACATTAGAGTTAGACAGAATAAGAACTAAGTTTAATGAAATTAATGATAGTGCAATTAACTTAGGTTTTGATATTAATAGTGAAGATGATGCACCACTTTCTGCAAGACCAATAGAAGATGCCCCAAGTTTAAAATATAAATTTAGAAAAGACTTACTCACTAAACCACCAAGACTATATACAGAATATATTATGGGTATAGAAGATGGTCAGTTTAGTGATGATATGAGTGTATGGACAAATCTTATGTATCAAAGCTCTAATGTTTTAAATGAATATTTAGTTAAAAGAAGATTTCCAACACCAGATAAAAACGGACTAAGAGAAATGAGCCAAGTGGCTTATCAAGCAACACAAACATTATTAAGAAAAGAAGCTAAAAATAAATCTAATGGCATAAAAACATTTTATTTTGTGGGTGATATTCCTACTGGAGATAAAGTAGCAATAGTATATGATAAAAAAAATGAAGCTATGATGGCAGCACGATTAGGAGATAGTCAATATCATTCTATATCAGGTAATCCACATCAAATAAGAGGATTTAATTTAAATTTTAGTGATGTATTGTTTCACCCTGATTTAATTAATTTAAGAAACAATCCTACAATATCTAATCCTTATAAAAACAAAGGATTATTTGGTGTAAGTAAAGATGCTATAGTATTAAAACAATCACCTGTATTTCCTGTTAAACCAGTTTTACCACAATCTACTACCAAATATAGTCTAGTCAGAACAGAGGGTAGAATTACTCCTGAAAGAGAAATTTCACTAGTAACACGACTTAAAGGAATTACTGATAATAACAAACCAATACCTATTACTTGGCAGTCTCTTAAAGATAAATATAGTGATTTTGATAAAGAAAGACAACCATTAATAGATAGAGTAATAAGACAAGCACAAGCAGATGGTTCAGATTCAATAGCTGCTATTTTAGAAAATGATGAAAATTATTTTATGGACACACTTGGTTTAGATGGTTGGAGTATAAACACAGTGATACAATTACAAGAAGATATTAATTCTATTACTAGAGAAACACTAAGTAATTTTCCAGAACAAATAGTAGTTTATCGTGGTGGCAATATTCAAGATGAATATGATGTTGTGCCTGTAACATTTAATCGCACAGTAGCAGAACAATTTTCTCGTAAAGATATAGATGATGTAGTTTTTGGTGAATCTCCAGAAATAGATGCCCGTGAAGAAGTAGAAGAAGGCATATATGCAGAAGATGGTAGCATTATTGAATACATAATACCTAAAGATAAAGTTTTAGCTTATATAAATCCTATAATGACTGGTGGTTATGATTTTGATGTAACGGGTAGTTTAGGTAAACAATATAAATTTTTTAATGAATCTGAATTATTAGTCAATAAAAAAGATTTAATTGAAGCTGGTCGCCCCATTGAAAGATTAGGACCTAGATTTAAACAACAGCTTTATCACAGAATTAAAACAATTAAAGAAGAAGCAAAAGAAATATTAGATCAAAATAGTATGAATTTTCTTATGGGTGCTGTAGGTAATCCAGCAGGTCCTCAAATAGATATACAGGTTGCAACTGATGATGTTTATAATTTATTAATCAGACAGTTAGAAGCTAAATTAAAAAAACTTTCTAACAAAAGATTAAATCGTAATGAACTTATAAAATTGCTTACTGATTCAGCACTACAAGAAGCAGAGTTAAGAGTATTTAATCAAGAAGAAACTGCAAAAAATGTTAATGGAGAAATTAAATCTGATTTATATTTTGATGAAGAATTAAAAGCTAGAGAAAATAAATATGTACCACAACTAATTAGAAAAGCTGAGTCTTATGCTAAAGGAATTGTTAATAAAGATCGTAAAGCAGTAATAGTTATAGGTTTACCGGCATCAGGTAAATCTCATTTTGCAGAAAAAATTGCTAAAAAAATTGGTGCAGCAATAGTAGATTCAGATGATGCAAAAAAAATATTACCAGAGTTTGGAAATGGTTTAGGTGCAAATGCTGTAGCTGTAGAATCTAGTTTTTTATCTCAACAAGTTTTAAAAGATCAATTAAATAAAGGTGATAACATAGTTATACCTAAAGTTGGTGGAACTAATAAAGTTAAATCTTTAGATAAACTTATATATAAACTGCAAGATGATTATAATTATGATGTAGATATTGTATTAGTAGATACAGATTTTAATTCTGCTGCTACAAGAGTTTTAAATAGATTTGTCGCAACAGGAAGATACATACCTAGCAGTTATTTAATTGATGTTGAAAATACACCAAGAGATACATACAATTATTTAAAAGATGACTTTGAATATCGAGGCACCGGTTTTGTATTTATAAATAATAATTTTGGTGTAGGAGAACAAACACTTGAAGAAGATACCACAGAATCATATCAGTACCTTGCAGAAAGAAGAAGAATTGGAGTTGGCAATGATGAACTTAGTATTCAACAAGACCAAGAACAAAGCAGAGAAACAAAACGACTCCTTCAAAAAGCAGAAGCTGAAAAACAAAAGTCAATAGATGCAGGTGTAAGACCTGTTATTAATACAGGGGCAAACCCTGATGCTGTAGCAGCAGCAGTTAAAGCACAAGAAGATATAAAGAACACACCCTCAGCAGAGTCTGCTGATATTAATTTTATTCTTAGCGATATAGGTCAAGATAATAAAATTAAATATTCTTTTAAAAATAGTGGTAAACCATTAAAACCAGAAACAGAAAGAATAGTTCAACGCTTAACTGTTAGAGATAACACACCTGATGATGTAACTGTAGGTCAAAGAGTATTAGAAACATTAAAAGGTTTTTGGAATCCAATGGGTTTTAGAGAACAAATACTAGATAAGTATGGAAGATTAGCAGATACAGATTATGAAGCAGGAAAAATATCTGGTGTTGGAGATGAAATGTTATCTGCATCTGTATCAGCAGCAGCAGCTTTATATCATTCAGATAGATCAGGAGATATATTTCAACAGTCTTTTTTAAGAGGTGTTCCTGTATATAACAAAGAAAAAGGTTTCACTACAGTTGTTGATGTATCACCTCAAGATGGTCAACCTATCGTAGCACCATATGAAATATTTAAAGATTCTTTTGATAATAAAAATATGCTTTGGGCTTTTCAGGCTGTATTAAGAGTAAAAAGAGAAACTAGATTTGATGCAGAAGGTCGAAAGGTAAAAATAACTGCACAAGATAAAAAAGATGCACAACAAGCATTAAAAGATTATCCACAATTACAAACTATGATTGATCAGTATCAAAAATGGAACTCACACATTGTTAGATTCCTTATAGATACAGGAGTCTTGGATGAAAAAACAGGTAAGATTTGGATGGAAACATCAGATTACATACCTTTTTATAGACCACTTGAAGGCATGGAAGGATTTAAAGGTCCCAAGATACTGCAAGGTTTATCTATCACACCATTTAAAAGAGCAAAGGGCAGTGAAGAATTAGATATTGTTGATCCAATTGTAGGCATAACAAATAATCTTAGAGCAGCAATAAACTTAGGTATGAAAAATGTTGCAGCTAATAGAGTTATGCGTAACTTACAAATTCTTGGTGTAGCAGAACAAGTTAAGGGTAATGTTAAAGGACCAAACATAGTTCAGATAAAAGTAAATGGTAAAACTACATCATGGAGAGTTGATGATATTGATTACTTTAATGCGTTTACCATAATGACAGGTGGAGATTTTGCAACTACAGGTTATTTAATGGGTGCATTACGAGGAACAAAACAACTTGTGTCTGACTTTATTACAAGACTGCCTGACTTTTGGTTTAGACAAATACTTAGAGATTCAGTATCAGCATGGGCTTTAAGTGGTGCAAACTATACTCCTGTTATTAGTTCTTTAAAAGAAACAGTAAGCATAGCTGTTGGTATGGCTACAGGTAATTTGCCAAAAGAATTTAAACAATTAAAAGATGCAGGAATTATTACAGGATACGATCAAGGTGTTAGACAAATAGATACAACAGAAAAGTTAATTAAAAATCTGCGTAAAAAAGAACTTAAAAAACAAAGATCAACAATTCAAAAAATATATATGTCACCTTTTGATACTCTTGGAAAAGTATGGGAAATATTGGGACAAGGTACAGCTATTACTGATGCAGCAACAAGAGTCGCTGTTTATAAAGATGCTCTTAAAAGAACAGGCAGTGAAGCAGAAGCTATATTTCAAGCTATGGAAGTTTTAAACTTTACAAGGCGTGGTAGTCATCCAGCTTTTCAATTTCTTGCACAAACAACAATGTTTTTAAATCCAAGAATCCAAGGACTTGATGTATTTTATAGGGGTACTTTTAAAGGAACTTATGGCATACAAAGAGGTTTGAGTCGAGCTAAAAGAGTAAAGGGTGTACTTCTTAGACTTGCAGGATTAATTTCTTTAGTGCCTTATTACTATTTATTAGTTAGAGATAGTGAAGAATATGAAGAAGCACCTGAAGAAATCAAAGATAATTACATAATTATTCCCGGAACTAAAAAACTAACAGGAGAAACGATTGCTTTACCTAAGCCATTTGAAGTGGGGTTAGTTGCATTTACTATTCCCGAAAGACTTTTAGCTTACACTATGGATGATATAGCAGGTAAAGATGTAGCTGATAACATATTTAGAAACATAAGAACTACGCTTTCTATTACACCACCTACATTATTAGAACCAGCATTAGAAAATTTGGTTGGTTATGATTTTTTTACACAAAGAAAAATAGTCCCGTCATACTTAGAGGGCACAGATGACTTGGCTTATCGACCAAGCACAGACACCCTTTCAAGGGTTGTGGGTGATCAATTAAATGTTAGTCCTCTTTATATAGAAAATCTCATTCGTGGATACACAGGAACTATGGGAACATATCTTATGCAAGGCTTTGATTCCATGTTAAGAGAAGGTTTAACAGGATCAGAGAGGGCTAGTTTGCGTGTCGATCAACTTCCTGTTATTGGGGCGTTCACATTACCACCTGAGGGGCGAGGTATTGAAAATCAATTCTATGATCTTAAAGGCATGACAGATGATCTAGTAAAATCATTTAGAAAACTAGAAGATGATATTGTAGATAGGGGTGATACATTTGCGATAGGCATGGCTAAAGAATACCGATTTGAATATTATGAATTACTTAAAGAATTGCAGAAAGACTTGCAAGATATTTCAGATGAATTAAAAGAGATTAGAAATGCAGAGAGTTTAATAGTAAATAGTCAAACTCTCACAGGTGATCAAAAACGAGATCAGCTTGTTGAGTTGCAGGTATTAAAGAATGATCTTCTAAAATCCAAACAAGTTCCCTTAGTTAGGAAAGCTGTCTTGCAAGACATATTACCAGAAGCAGTCCAGAGATAATTAAATATTAACCGGTTAATAGTTATATAATAATTTTTTTTTGTGTGAGCTTGAGCTAGAGCTTGAGCTTATGCGGTTTTAATTTATTTTTAAGTTTATTCTGGGGTACCCCGAAATACGAATCGTGAAACGATTGATGTATAAGTTTATTGATCTTCTTCATGGTAGAACACCATGAATGAGCCGTTAGATATTTTGATAATAGCTTGAATGTCTTGATCTTTTAGTTTCTTTTCCGCCCCTGAGAAAGTCCTAGCCCTCACAATAGAAGTTGAGATTGAATACTCATCTTCATCTGTTTCTAGTATGATGCGTTTAAGCGTTTCCATGCAGTTAAAATAATACCTTTCTTTTTAAATTTTTCTTTTTCAATTCCCACCGGAAGATTAACCACACATGACTTCTTCATGGGTATTATTTTCTTTTTGTTCTTCTTCATTGTTCCCCCTCTCATGTTTCAATGGTTTAATTACGAAGAAGTCTTTATGCTCAGGATAACTATGTATAAAGTATCTAGCGTAATAACCTATGAAATCGTTTGATATTTTAAAAGGATTACCTTTCGTTACAATATCAGTCTCCCATCTTATCCTCTGCATTATAGCCCAATGAGAATAATGTTTCCTGCCTGACCTAATAGCCTCAAAAGTAAACTTCTGAAACAACACCCACACTCTAGGGTTTTTCTTATGCCAAGCCCACCACCTCAGCTTAGTCTTATCTATTACTTCGCCCATTTTGATTTGCTATAGTCTAAGATAATCATATCTAATTGTTGTCTAGCCTCTTTGTTTTCCATGAGTTCTGATCTACTTTCAATGCCTAATTCTTTCCTTAAACATTCAGCACAGTTGTCGCTATTAAAATCTTCTACACCAATAATTACATCAAATGCAGGTATATTGTTTCTATCCGCAATAAATAACTGAAACTCCCTCTCCTTACAAAGCAATCCTGCTTTTGCTACATACCTTTCACCCTCAGTTTTATTTTTGGGAACAACCGGCATCTCATCATCTCCTATTTGAACCATAGCTACTTGATACCTAGAGCCTACCCAATCCCTTAACAAACTCTCAGGCACTTCGTTAGGGTGAACAGACAAAGTTAGAATGTATCCATTCTTATCTTGCCTCATAGCAATCTTAACTCCCTCAAAATTTATCGTTGCTTTTTCATACTGCTTTTCATAGTTTTGCATTTTTTCTCCTTACATTAATTGTTCTTATAATTTTATGATTTTGATTTCTTTGTTTAATATCTTTAAAAAAATTTTTTTTCCACTTTTTAAGTTTTTTACTTAAATTATTTACAAATAAATCCATAGAACCATCATGTTTTTTTAAAAGACTTAAATAAGTTTTTTCTTCTTCTGTTGTTGGAAGATCAATATAATCTTTATGTTTGTTGTATTTAGGTGCATATCTTTTAATCAAAATCTTTTCCCAATACTTTCTCCTGTTTGTAGGCAATATTCTATAACCATCAAACACTTTGTCTTTTACATGATTACCGATTCTTTGATTGGGATTTTTACTTTCGCCTATGTAAACCATTTCTTTTTGATAAAACAAAATATAAACACAAGACAAACAAAGATTTATAACTTTACTGCCTTGATAATTTACTACAGGTCTATTGGAATGTTTAACAGCTAGTAAGTTCATATCTCTATCTTGTTGTGTTTCTCCATATTTATTTTCTGTAAGTTCATATTCATTAAAAATAGGTGATATTGATGTAACTGCGTTACCACCTGCTGTTCCTGTGGTAACAACATTACGAGTTGCTACTATTAAATCATTCATCTTTTTGTTCAAAGTAATCTGCGTTATCACTAGTTATAGCTTGATACTTATCAGGTATTGTTTCTCCCTGCCATTCATTAAAAGTATTCTCCGCCCAAGCCAACCCATCTACACCATTCATAGCCCACCACATTTTCTCTTTGCCGGTTCTATGACAATCCATGTGATGCTCTGCACATAGCGGAACTGCCCATTGATCTCCATTTTTTAATCCCCAACCCTTGTAATCTGCGTGTCGTAAATGATGAGCATGAACACCAACCTTGCCACATATCAAGC